CGCCTATAGCTACTGCTGCTACAAGTGCTATTAAGTTCCTGATAGGAAGGCTTACATTAGTATTTTCGTTTAATTTCACCATGAAATATTGGTAATGATTTGCCTGACATATAGAAACATTTTAAACAATATTTCTGTTTATCAAACATAACATATCTATCTATTAATTTATTTTTACAAGTACTACATTTAGAGTGCTTAGGTTTACCTATATAAGCTGTCATTTCTTTCTCATAATATCAGCACCTTTAAGACCATATATTGCACTAACAATTCCTATAAAAATTGCTTGATACCAATATGGTAAGTTCTTAAAGTATTCAAAAAACAAATCTAGTCTATCACGAATCTCAGCATCGTCAGTGAAAATAGAATAGACCAATACAAGAATAGGCAAAGATACGAGAATAAGGACAAATTCGTCTTTGTAACCTTGATCATTACTCTCAATAACTTTCGCTTTATATTCAATTTCACCTCGTGCCATTTTTTCGGCATGAACTGCCTGTGCGTCTGACATTAAACGCTTTGTTTTTTGTTTGTTCTGATATATATGAGAGGCTGTTTTAACGCCCATACTTAATAAATTCAACCACATATTATTTTTTTTTTAATTTGTACATAACTTTAGTACTCCCACCCATATAGTGAGTATACTTGCTATTTTTGTGTAGTTTCTCCCAGCCATATTTATGTAGATTAAAACCTATATGCATAATTAAGCTGAAGAACCAGTTGGATGTCCTTCCCATGCTTTGTACATTCCTTCCACAATAAGCTCATCATCGTATGGTTGCATACCATTTTCCATTTGGATTATAGATTTAACAAGAGGTAAGTATCCTTCTATGCTGTTATCTATGTCATTCATAGGTTCTATTTCCATACGTTTTGCAACGAACTTAATATATGCTTCAGTATCATTTTCTGATGGGGGTGCCCATCTTCTAATGATTGAGTCTATATTTTTTTTGTTATGTGTAAATCTGTATGTAAGTAAGATACGCATTAATGCACGTATACCCATTACAGCTTCACCAAATGTACAAAACGTAGGATCTGACTGCTCTGCAGCCAAACCATCCCAGTCTGTACCTAGTTTAATATTACCTGGATTCTTATTTCTAATACCTCTAGGTAATTTTTCTATTCCATCTGCCATTGTCTTTTAATACCATTGGGATTAATTTAGGCAATCCATCAATGATTACTCCTGTTCCTATTACTGGTCTAGACTTCTGAAGTTTATTATATTCAAAAGCTAAACTTTTCATGTTGATTAAACACCCAACTTGCATCCCCCAAAGTAGTTCATTTGGATTACTCCAATAGTCTATTTTGAACGCTGTATGATAGTGCCCTTGTACTGTGCACATACCATATTGTTGAGCAACTTTTAAAACATCTTTGTATTTACCATGACAAAAATATATCTTCTGTCCATTAGATGCCTTTAGAATTAGATCCTCATGCCATGTCCAACCTTTACCAACACCTAACATAGTATTATAAGATTTAAATACTTCGTGTGGTAAACCATGTCTAGTAGCTTTTCTAAAAACTAAACTACCATGATTAGAGTCCATAACATATTGTTTTGGAAATAATTTTTCTAAATTTTTAAAAAATTCTCTTGCGACCTGCAGCTCATGACTTGGTGAATATAGTCCAGGATGAGAGTCATGAAATGATATACTATGCCAATCCATCTCATCACCTATATTGACTACAGTATCAGGTTTATATTTTTTTTTAATAGCAGCTAGAAAGTCTAGCGTGTCTATATGATGATAAGGAGCATGTTGATCACTTATCACTAATATTGATTTTCGCAACATATAACCTTTTACAATTTATAATAGGTATAGTCTAGAGTGTAAGGTACAACTATACAGGTTTACCTTTTGGTAAGATAAACTCTTTCTCTATGCATATAAACTTCATGTATATACCATGTTGATTTATATCGTCTTTACCTATTTCTTTAGCTTTATCTATTGATTCTTGATGTCCTGCATTAAGACAGGTATACATATCATCATAATATGTATCCATCTCAATAGGATTCATGCATGTTCCTGCAACGTAGGAACACATAATCATAAATAATGCTATTTTTGTCATGCAAAAATGCTAGTGACTAAATATAATACTTGTGCTGCAACTCCTAGTCCAACTGCTGTTAAAATATATTGTATTCTATCTATATCTTTTTGCATATGTGCTAGGTGATTGTTTTCTATAGTATCAATTCTTTGATTGATAAGATCTATAGCTCCATGTATTTTAAGAATTTCTTCTCTATTTTCTGTAGCTCTGCTCATATTAAAATAATGTCTTATAAGGATCTCTTATAAGTCCTTTCGTTTTATATTGTGTATATCTTGGTCCTTGATATCTAGGATGTCCAAGCTGTCCTAACACAAAATCAACAGCAGTATCAGATGCAAGATCTAAGGATAATCCTTGTTCTTGTAATCCTTCTGCTATGTTTCGTGATGCAGACTGCAACCAAATAGGTAAGAATCTCATACCTACATGACCACCTATTTTTAGTCCTTTTTCAATCGCCTCATCATCTTTTTTAGTAATGTTTGGACTCCACTTAGTAGTTAAGTATTGTTTATTAGTTAATACTTCTATTGTTGTTCTAGGTAGAGAACCAATCTTTTTAAGACCAGTTGATTGTGGATCTGTTATCCAATGGAAAGGCTCCATTAATTGTTTAGAAAATGTAAGTACTTCTCCATTTCCTAAGTCAATTCTTGTTGGATCTGTATTCTCTAATATTGAGTGTCCACTAAATATATAGTTTAGTGCAGATCCTGCTACAGCATACGTAAGTGCAGCTCTAGCAAAATAATATTGATACATTCTACGTAATGCAGGATCAGACTCAAAGTTAGGTAATGACTTAGCAATAATCCTAATATTAGATATTGTCCAATCAGGAGCAAATAGAAGTAATTGCATATAACCTCTAGATGCTGGTTGTAATAAAGTTTGTGCTAATCTTTTTAATGTTTGGTTTTGTATTCTGTTCGCTAATTGTTCCCAGTTTTGACCACCAAATGCATCATTAGCAAATGTAGCAGCTTTAGTTGCTTTACCATATATTTGTGATTGAGTATCACCAGCTTTAATTCTTAATAAATTAGGTCTACCCATTAGTGTAGGTGAATCTAATACAGTCAAAAATGTATGCAGTTTAGCTGCTGTAAAAATTCTATCCCATGTAATAGTATCAAACCATCTAAATACTTTTTCTACTTTGTTATTTGTAGATATACCAAAGTGTCTTTTTAAGAATGGATCTAACCCTCTAAGATTATAATAAAATCTATCAAATCCTGTATCTTCAGGTACAGATATTTGTAAACCTGTTTGTTGTGCAAATCTTACTACATCATCATAACCTGCTGTACGTAATTGATCTACAGCATGATCAAAGTCTTTAATATATGCTTTTGGATCTTGAACAGATTTAAGTATTTCTGGTTTAGATCTGGGATCTAATGTTTTTTTAATAAAGTTTGGTTTAGCTCCTGCAAACCATAATGATTCTACTAATGCACCAGCATGAAAGAATGAAAATCCTACTGCTAGTCTTTTCATCATTAAGTTGGTTGTAAAGAGTGCACCCATTAATGCACCTTCATCCGTAGCATCAAAGACCATTCTTAATGAGTTAATCATACCTTTGTGTACTAATACAGAATCACCTTTGTCTACAAAGTATGGATGTTTAAATTCTGTATAATTAGTATCGTCAAAAGTTTTCTTAACATTATTTCTAATAATTAATGGCTTTTTAGATATTTCTGTAAGTTCTAAATTTTTTATTAAAGCTCTTGTAGAGAGTGCTTTACCTGCTGCAAAGGTATACATTCGTACCAGCTCAGCTGGATCATCTTTACCTAAACGTATTGTAAATCCTTTTTGTAATCCATGATTTATATCACCAAATATACCACGTCTAGCAAACTGAAACTTACCTGATGGACCAGTAACTATACCTGTATCAAAATCTCGTACAAATCTAAATGGTTGTGCTTTAGGATTATATTCATTCCAAAGCAAAGGTAGATAGTTAGTTCTTTTATTAAATACTAATCTTTCACCACCTGCACCAAATATATTGTAATATTCATTAAATATTTTTTCTATAGTTTTAGCTGCTTCAGGTAGATTTTTATCTACAGCTTTTAGCTCATCTAAAGATATAGGTTTTAATTTACCATTATACTTAAATGTTTTTCTATCTACTCTAGCTTTTGTAAGATAATAAAATAATAATCTTCTTGAATCTATAGCATCAGGTATTTGAGCTTTGATTACATTAGATAATTCTTGTGCTGCTGAGTTTAATCTAACTGTACTCATTCTTGCAGCATCTAATGTAGCTTCACCTGATAGTGCTGCTTCTTCAAATTCTTTTGGAAGTTTTTTAAGTTGAGATCCAAGCAATCTACCAGCACCATATAATGCTGCACCTATACCAAAACCTTTAGCTGTTGCTACAAGTTTTTCATCAGGTGATGTTAAGAATTGTGCTGTACCAAAGATACCCCCTACAGCTGCTGCTCTTTTTAAAGCAGTGGCTAGTGCCATATCTTTGCCATTTTCATTAATTTGTCTAAGAGCTGCTGTTACATCTGCCTTAATTAAGTCAAACTTTTTAGGATCTGATATAGTACCAGCTTCTTTTTTAATTATTTCTATAAGTTCATCTACGTTTCTGTAGATACCTTGTTCATTGAAATCTACTAACTTCTCTGCATTTTGATTATATTTTTCAAATACTTTTCTATGAGCTGCTTCTACTCTGGCTCTGGGTACTCTAGTTAATCTACGTACAAGCTCACCAGTTCCTGCAAAGCCTACTGAAAACAAAGCTCCTGCTGTAGCTCCTATAGTAGTTTCTATAGATGTTCTTTTAGGATCAAGCTCTGCTTTCTCACCTAACTGAAATGTAGTAGAAAATACTAAGGGTGTTGCTAATGTAGCTGTAGCACCTACTTTAAGATCAGATGCTATTTTAGCTTTTAATCTTTTGTATTGTAAATTTTTACCACGTTTTAACTTAATAGAATTTACTACACCTCTACCAAGTCTACCCCATCCTAATGGCATAAAAAGTAGCCAAGGATCAGCAACAATCATATTTACAAGCTCAGCACCAAATAGTTTAGGATTTTGTTTTACCATATTCCCAACTTCTTTAATGTCTATATTCATTGGTCCTTCTTCTAGAAGATAACCAAATCTATTTAGTTTACGTTCTGCTTCTTTATAGACTTTAGATCCTGCTTGATCAGGATTGTTTTGTATATATTCTAATGCTTCTTGTGCTTGTTTCTTTTTAGTATTACCAGTAAGCCATTGATATAATGATGCTGGTAATGATTCTTCTCTAATAAGATCTATAGGATTACGTAATGACTGAAAGAATCCAGGAGTTTTATCTTGTACAGGTTCTTTTAAACCATCAGACAAACCTTTGATTGGATCCTTCAACTTAAATTCTTCAAGATGAAAGTCATTATGTGGCATTATTTTTTCTTAAATCTATCTCCACGAACTGTATTGATAAATGTTTTACCTGATTTAGGATTAAAATATTCTCTATCATCAAGACCCATTCTTTTAGCTGCTTCTTGTTCCATAGGAGATTTTTTAACTTTAGCTGTTCTCATTGCAAATGGACTTGATTTACTTTTCATAGTAAACTTCTCCATAGTTTTTCTAAATACATTTTCTGATTTAGTAGTAGCTACTTTATATGATTTTAATGCACCTTTAGATTTAGCTTTTGTTACTGCTAATTTAGGTACTTTTTTTGTTTGTCTAAATGTTCTAATACCTGTTGCTGTTCTTGCTCTAGATCTACCAAGTTCTTTACGTAATGTACTAAAGAATTTTTTATTCATGGTTTTAAGAGCTACACTTTCAGAAGCCATATCACCAATAGCTCTATTAGACATACCCATAAATTCAGGTACATCACCTAATAAAGCTCTTTGTGCTTCTTTAGCTTTTTCAGCATCACCTACTTTAACAAATCTAGAAGGTGCTTTTTGTGGTTTAAGTTTTTGTACACCTTTAAACTTTTTGCTTACGCCTGTTATTTTAAATCTTTTGATCATTATACTCCTAGTCGAAATACTCAGGAAACTTAGCTTTTAAGATTTTCATAGCTCGTTCCTTAGATACTTTTTGTAATTGTGGGTTAGCTGCTAATAGCATACTAAATACTTGTGTGTCGTCATTTGCTACAACTTCACCTGTTTCTTTTGGTATAAATACTTCTGGTCCTTTTTCACCAACAAGATAAGATTTGTTTTGATGTACTGGTCCACCATGTTTTCTAGCTTTTAATGTAGAATCTATAACTTGATAACCACCAAGATTTAATCCACCTACTTTACCAATTTCACCAGATTTAATCATTTCTTCAATAGTTTCTTTATATAATCTAGTTCCTACTTTAATTTTTTTACCAGCTCTTTTTGCTGCTTTAAGTTTAGCATTAACTTTTTCTTGTACTTTAAAAGCAACATCTTCAACTGCTTGTTCATATTGTTCTGATTGATTACCTGGAAACATTTTTCTCCACCATCCAGGTTTATCTATACCTTTAGTTTTAAGAACACTTTTAATTTGATTCATATCAGCTTCAGAAACTGATAATACTTCTGTTTTATCTGCTAGTTTTTTCTTATATTGTTCTGATATAACACCTGCTTTTAATATATTATCAAGTGCACCTTGACCTATAGTTTTACCATTAGCACCAGCTTGTAAAAATGCTAAACCCATAGTAAATGCAGGATTAGACATAAGTCCATCAAAACCACCTTTGTCTTTCCAAGTAGCAGCTGCTTTATCCATATCAATACCAGCAAGACCTGCTAATTTTGTTAAAAAATTATTATCTTTTCCTAATGCAGCAGATGCATCTGTATTAATTTTAACTTCAGGTATATTAACAGATGAATCTTGTTTAGGTATTTTATCAGTTTTATTTTGTTTTAATATATTTTGTGGAACAATAGACGTAGGAAATATATTACCACCAGGTTGAGTTAATGG